CTTTTATTTCTTCTTTATCATTTCTTTCTATTCCTGTTTGTTTTTTAATGATTTCTATATATAATTGTTTTTTAGTATCCTCGTCAAGTTTATCAGCCAAATTGATTGCAGATAGAAACTTTTCATTCTCATGCAAGGCATCATAATAATAGTTCAACTGTAATGCAGATTTATTATGTATAACCAAAACTGTGCCAGCTATCAACTCTGTAATTGTTCCGCCTGCAATACTGACAATGGCAAATTTCATATCCTTTATTTCAAATACAGCATATAAACTTAGACATATTGCTACAATTCCTATAATACAGGCAATAATCGAAAACCAAAAAGAAGATTGTGCTTGTCTTTTGCTTATTTTAAAATAATCTGTTACTTCATCATTGTTGTTAAGCATTTGAATAAGTATATCTTTTTTATCAGATTTCTTTATTTTTATATTTTCTTCATTGTTATCTTTTACTTTCTCATCATTTTTTTCTTTGTTTGATAAATTATCCTCCTGTTGTATTTCATTTATTAAAAATTTTCTATATTCTGAATCTTCTTTATACTCTTTGATTTTAAATTTCATATAAGAATAAGTAATATTTATACATATAAGAATAAAAAAAATTTCCATATAAGTAAAAATGTCTTCTTTACTAATACCATCACATAAATACATAAGAATTGTCAAAAGGAAAAGAGTAAGAAATATTAGAAATCCTTTAGTTATAGTTTTTTTAAAAAAATACTTCCTATTTAAAATTTTGTTTATTTTATTCATATAATACAGTCCCATCTTTACTTTAATGCAGGAAAAGCAGCACCTTTACAGTGCCGCCCTTTCTTTCCTCTAAAGTTATACTTTCCAACTATAACCGCAATTTTGGCATACAGCCATTGTCCTGTTGATTGTCTTGTTTCCGTGGATATTCCAGCCGCCTTTGTTTCTGCCGCCAAAAAGCAAACCCCACCACCAGCCAATACACACCCAGTAAATAAGGCTAAATACCCAACCACAACATAGCCACCAAAGACAACCATGACTTTTTCTTGGCTGCTGAATCACTACTCTGTTTGTTCCTACTCCAATATTCCCGGTCTGTTCCCTTTGATATGTAATGTTGTTACTTCCACATCTTGGACACGCCATTTTCTACATTCTTCCTTTCTTTTTTGCATTTTATTAATTATATTATTTTAAATCTTTAATTTCCACAGAATAATAAAACTCAAACTTATTGCTGTCATATTTATTGCTTCCTATAATTTCATTTAGTTTGTCAGCTAATGAAGCCCCTATAGCTTCGCCTCTTTCTTCATTTTTATTAGAGGAGTTCCAAGCTTCTTTTAATGTTTTTCGTTTATATTTTCTAAAAATATTATTCCATTGTTTTTTCGTCCCTCCATAGTATATTTTTATTTTCTGTCCTTCTTCTGGTGTTAGATAAGCAAGAGTAGAATCATAAATTTTGCTCATAGATTTCGGGAAATAGACTTGCTCTACTTCGCTTGAATTAAATGTATATCTTAAAATCTTAGATATACCATTACCTATTATAAGAAACTTTACGTCATCTGATTCAAGCATGAAGTCCGACAAATCTGTTTTGTATTTCTTTCCTTTAATTTTATAATATGGTTTTATGTATAATGTTTCCTTAGTTCCATTGTATTGTTCCAAAAAAATTTTCCCATTCTTTGTTTCATAGTCAAAATCCATATATCCTGCCGTTGCCTCTTTCAGTAACTTTTTATTATTTTTAGGTTTAGTTTTTGGATTTTCTTTCTTTTTTTCTATTTTTTCATTCTTTTGTTTTTGATCACTTTCCTTTTCTTCCTTATTTAATTCTTCTTGCAACATCTGTGTTACTTCATTCTTGATTTCTTCATCTGAATTAGCAACGACATCTTCTATTGGCTCTTTAGTATTTTTTGTTTCTGAAGTGCTAAGTCCTATAATTATATATGTTACAAGCCATATACATATAATGATAGTAAGTTTTTTCTTCATTTCTCTTAAAAGATATGTATGTCGCCATATAACATAGATCCCAACAGGAGGGAAAAAGATACACATAAAAACTAATAGCCATGTTGGCATAATTGGTGGCTTGATAAGTTCTCCACAGTTAGGGCATTGCATTATACCATCTGAAAGAGAACATCCACATTTCATACATTGTTTTTCCATTCCATATTCTCCTAAATTCTATAGTTCCCAATCATATGAATAAGCATGATTTACATAAATTTTGTAATCACTTGGGATTATAGCATCGTAATTTTCATCATACGGAAAATTAAATGTAACAAAATCAATGCTTCCATCTGTTTTGCATTCAACATAATGGTAATCATGTCCTATAGCATTGTTTAAAGAATCATAAAACACACAGGAAATAACGATTGAATTTAACGTTTTCCCAGAATTATTTTTTACTTCTGCGCTAATATTATCTGTTCCGAAATCCTCACTTACTTCAATGCCACTTGATCCACATACCAATCCGCTACTTCCTTCTTCGACAGATAAAGTTATTTTGTAATCATCATATGCAACATCATGATAATCAGCATCATATGGGGAATGAAAAAATAATGCACATTCTCCCCCGTTTTCAAAACCATAATTGTCATCGCTACTTGTCCCTATCATCACACCACCAGAATAATATGCAAGCTTTGCAGAAACATTTACAGCTACTTCATTGTTATTCTTTAAAATAGCGACTACTCCCTTTCCTGTGTCCTGAAGAGTACAAGAAATTTTCTCTGTAGCTTCATTGGCACTAAAGTTTGATTTCACAGTCACATAGCATCTAAATGTTTTTTTCGCAACTTTAGCTTGAATAATAACTGTCCCTACTTGTTTCGCAGTAACTTTACCTTTCTTTGTAACAGTAGCTACTGTTTTGTTACTTGAACTCCATTTTACCTTTTTCTTTGTTCCGGTCACTTTCAATGTTACCGCTTGCCCAACTTTCAATTCCTTGCTTGTTGCATTCAGCTTTACAGCAGCTTTTACCGTTCCCACTGGTATCATACATACTGCCAGTATTAGAACAAATGTTTTTAATAAATTTCTCATAAATCCTTCCTCACTTTCGCTTTTTATAAATTATAATATATTGTTGAAAAAAATAGAATACTGAACATATGTTTTGACAGTTTTAGACAAAAGAAAACACATGTAAGATCTGCTGCCAAATACATGTGTTTTCTTACATTAGAAGAGTTAGATAAGCAGCAAGATTTAAGAAACTTGTTGTCGAAAAAATATCTGAAGATTATAAAAATTGGCTGAACAATCCGAACGCACAAGATTTTGATTTTGACAATCCTCCTGAAGAGCCATGTAAATACGAAACTATTTTGATCAAAGCAATATAATAGAAAAATCAAAAAAAGAGCCTGCTTAATGCAAGCTCTTTTTATATTTTCAATCAGAAATTAGTTATGCGGTTACCATGTAGCTTTCGCCGAGATATTTGATATATGGAGTATTATTCATATACACAACAAATCCATTACCTTGATTGGTATTGCTAATTTCATAATTAGTTCTGTTAAAATACTGAACACTAGTTATTTTGTAGTAACCTACAGCAAGTTGTATGTGATAGCCGCTAAGCACACCTCCTGAATATAATGCAGTATTGTATATGATATTTCCCACGGCTATATCATTGGTAATAGTGCTTACTAGCGTATATTGAGCAAGGCTACTAAATGTACACTCTCCAAGATATCCATTCTTCTTCTTGACTTCGTCACTTGCGTCTTTAAGCTCTGGATGAAACTTCTCAAGAGCAGCCACACGGGTTGTAAGCGCTGTATTGAGGCTTATTAACTCATTAAGTTTGGTTTGTATATAGGGTTCTATATAGGGGGTTGCCGCTATATAACCATCTGGGATAGAAGACACAAAAACATCTTTCCAATCAACATGTATTGCATTGGTAGCATCTTTTACTAAATTGAATAGAGATACGATCATAAGATTCTGCCTTTTTTATATATAAATCCCATGTACTCGTTGCACTTTTGTATAGATATGCAATAGATTGTCCATACCATAAAGTTTGATAAAATGTCTCCAATGTAGGATCTAGATTAGAAACATTGGTAAATTTAATCATAATTTTTGTGCTGTTTTCATCAGAACGACGAATTAGTTCTATTATAGTTGGTGTATTTGAATAGCCTGCTTTTATTGTAAGTGTTGCAACATTTACAAACCCGTTGTATCCGCTTCCAGCTCCTGCAAATGCTGAGTATGATCCTTTCTCTAATACTAAATCCCCAGTCACCGTTCCACCGGCTTTGTCAAGTTTTCCCTCTATACTTTTTTCTACTGCCCCCCCCCAAGCGGATTCTTTCATTATTTTGTCAATGACCTCTGTAACGTTCGTCATTGAGATTTCTGCTTGTGCCATAATTTTCCTCCTTTAATTAATATTATCGTTTCCACTATTTTCAATCAAATTTTTCCAGTATACCTTTTCTATCCAGTCATTCATCTTTTTAGAATCTGTCATATCTATAATTTTCTTGTTTACTCTGCTACTAATTTTCTTTATAGCACCATAATCATAAAGCAGGGTTTCCGCACATCTTTCAAGCGGTATATTCTGTCGCCTAAGTTCAAATAACGCCGCTTCTTTTTCATCAAAGTTACAAAATGTACGGTAATACTCTACTTGTGGTAATGTAAGGCTATATAATTTCAAATTTATTTACCCTTCTTTTTAACTTTTACTCTTACTTTAGTTGCTTTTGGTTTGCTACTGTTCTGTTTCTTCTTCCTGTGAACTGCTACTCTTGCCATAATTAATATCTCCATCATTTCCTATGTAACTTGCATTTCCTGTTTCACTATCTAATACAACCGTATCAAACTGTGACCATTTATAATCATGATAGATTGCTTGTACAGCCATTAATATTATGAGAATAATAATTATCTTCTGATAAAACTTTTTCTCATTCTTTTGCCCTTCTATCACATCCGCAATAAGATTATCATTGCTTTCCATGTTTATTCCTCCATCTATTGTATGTTATAAGAATATTATATACTATTCATGATCCTCTTTGTACCTTTTTGCCCCGGCATTACTCCGCTTTGTCTGCTCCCTGCCAAAATCAGCTACCTTTATGCGGTCATAATTTCTGATTTCCCACATACAAGCGTTCTTGATCTATATGCAATCCATTCTGTTTACAGAAAGCTTCATACTCCACAAACTGGCTATCAAACAACGCTTTAATTTGTGACAATTCCTCTTTCATTGCCACAATCTGGTTTTCATCATGTAAAACCTTGATAGAATATCGTATATCGTACATACGCTTCTTTGTCTCTCTGATTTTCCGTTCCATTGCGCGCTGTTTCTGGTAGAGATCATATTTCTTCTTATTTTCCTCATTATCGTAGTCCTTGTATGGATTGCTGTTTCCCGGATAGTGCATGTGCATTGTATGACGGCAATTAGCTCCACATAACCCCTCTACCGTTCCGTATCCAGTAACTTCAACCAAATCAGTATATTTTTTCTGTTTTATGAATTTTTGAAAGAAATCCTTTATTTTCCCAAAGATATTTTTTTTAGGTTCTTCATATCCCATCTTTTCCAACAAAGAATCGGATATAGAATATATTTTACCTTGCCAACTCTGATGATTGGCTGGTTCGTCCTTGTCGGTATATCTCGCACCGATATGGCTACTAACAAGAACTGTTCGCAATCCGGCATTTGCGCATTCTGTCAGTGTGATTTCTGCATTAGCCTGATTGATTCCAGTCAACACGCACATTCTCGTAGCCGCTTCTACGGTCATTTTACGCCCACCCTTATATACAATGTGTGTTCCATACTTCGATACCTCGCTGATTGCTTCTCTTATCGCTGTATTACGGTCAACCCCATGTGTGGCTTTCCACCATGCCGCATCACATGACTTTAAGAACTGCTGGTTAAGGTCTGCCGCCGTTGTGCGTGTAAGATTCCGTATTTCTCCACTTGTGCGCTTATACGCCGCATCTAACAGCTTCTTTTCGCTCTCTGTCAGATGTTCGAGGCGTGGGGCTTTTCCAACAAAGGCTTTTAATTCCTTGTCAGATTCCACCATATCAGAGACAGATTTATTGATATCATCGTTGATTTCATATCCAGCTTTCAAAAATGCTTCACGGATTTTCTTTTCAACACCCGGCAACCGCTTTCTGATTTCCTTTTCAATGTCCGATACTAATATACCGGATTGCTCATTTAACAGCTTCAATCTCTGCACATTGGACGGAATAATCTTTATTTCGCCATCAGATTCAAAGAGGTTGACAATGGAATCAATAACTTTATTTGTCAGATACATGTTAAATTCAGTGGCGGCGGCGTGGCTACTTTCCACCAATTCATTTAGATATTCTGGCGTGAACATACTTACTCCTTTTTAAATCCATTTTTCGCCGCTTCAACAATCGGCTGTTTCTCGTGCTCTGCCGTATACCTCGCCCAATCACGCACAGCATCAGGATTCTTATAATGCAGTAAGCGTGTTGTTGGTACTTTCTCTACTCCCGGTCGGCTCCAATGTCCGTATTTTGGTGTATAAAAAGAGCCTTTTCCTGTCTTTGGGTCTACATATAGGATTCCTTGATTCTGATAATGCCCATATGGTACTCCATTTGGATTGTATGCATATATAACACCTCTCTCGACGTTTGTCTCGTTAAATGCCTTTATATCCGCTCGTAACACACCGCCGTCTTCACCCGGAACGTGCTGTAACATTCTTGTGAGAAATTCGTTGTCAAGTGCATCTTGTGCATTGTCCAGCTTTATTCCGAAACGTGTCATATTGAGTTTTACAGACATGCCATCGTCATTGATATTGATATTAACTTTCTTAAACAGGTTTCTAAAGAAATTTTTTCCGATTGCCAAACTCTCACGTCCTTTCAACATTCCCTATGTGCTGTCTGATTCGCATAAAATCACGCTTTCTAACAATTATTCCGACAATGATATATCCTGCCCTTATTTATAATCATAGTAGGATTGTTTGCCTTGATGTACCATTTCGGAGGTCTGCGCAAAAGTCGCTTGTGTTCTCCAATCCTTTCAAAGGCTTTCCGCAATGCTTCTGTCAACTTCTCTATTTGCTCTGCAATCGGTGTCCATGCTTCAATTATTTTGTCTACTAATTCTTGCAATGTCATTCCCTATTCCTCCCCAAACAATCCTTCTTCCGGCTCATTCGCATTTCTTTCCTCAACAGCCTCCTGCACCATCTAAAAGAGTGCTGCTAAAAATAGCAGCTATTCAATATTGGTAAATCCCCAGTGCTCTAATTCGGCTTTCTTTCTCGCTTCTTTTGCCTCTTCAAAACTTCCATATGTTCCAATACAATAGACTCTTTTATTAACAGTTATTTTCACAGAATATCTTCCATTCCTCTCTAATAAGCCTTTTACAGTTTTAGATTTGTATTTTCTGTACTTTTCTACCGCCTCATCAAGCGTCAATCCTTTATTTATTTTTTCGTCAAGATATTTATAATTAACATCAAAATATCTCGCCCATTCTGCAATTGTCCTTCTCTCTCCATTGTGTTCAATAAATATATTACTCCGTTTATTGTTCGCATTAACAACCCTTGTAACCCACCGGCAATTTGAAGGCTCATAATTTCCATTGTTATTTATTCTGTCAATTTGCAAGCCCTTTCTATATCCATTTTCGTTAGCCCATTTTATGAATATTTCTGCATTATGCCATTCCTCACAAACACAAATTTCCCTGCCTCCGTAATCGTTATATGCTCCATTTTTCTTGTTTTCACATCGGTCTATCATATCTGCCCATGTATAATAAAGGGTTGTTTTGGTATGTCCATGGGTTGTATTTGCTTTTCCCATCAGCTTATACCCACATTTCAAACAATGTTGCGTATGCCCACTCTGTAAATTGCCTCCCTGCACAACAGACTCATTACCGCAATCACATTTTCATAACCACTTCTTTTTCTTTCCGGGAATATCTTCTGCAAGTTTTAATACCGTTAGACTCCCAAATCTTTTTCCAGTCAAATCAATTTTTACTGACATATTGTACCCCTTTCTTACAATGCCCTTATAATAGTTAAGTGTGAGGAAGTGGCTCAGGGTTGCCATGTTCGCCCCGTCGGGCTATCCTCACGCTTAAATTATAAAACAGATTGTAAATTGAGTTGTACCATTTTACTCTTCTCCAAAAAAACCATTTTCTTGATTTGCTTTGTTCTCTTTTCTTGCCTCTTCAATCATTTTTTTTGCTTCAATCTCTGTGTACCCTCTGTGAAGTACAAGCCATTGCCATTTGGGCATATATCCTTTGTCAGCGAGTTGCATATCCATTAAAGCGTCAGATTCTTCATCTTTCAAAAGGTCTGCAAACGAGCAGAATAACTCATAATTCCCATTGTCAGACAGCGGCACATCTCCATTGATAACAAGCATAGCATTGATAATATAGGCTATATCATGGATAGCGCCCACACGACCGTCACCGTTAGAATTTGGCTTGTCAAGCACATCTCGGTAGGACAATGCTGTATCTGCTGTGCGCTTTTGTGTAACACGCACTTGCGTTGCTGTGGCGACTTGAATAGTCTGACCGTCAAATACAAAATATCCGGGATCGAATCCGCATTTGAAACCTATAACTGACAGATAAAAATTAATTCCCTCTTTCCGGCTTGTGACTTGAAGTGTTGGCTGCCACTGTTCAAACGGTTTATCTGTCATATCGTCAAGCCCGGTTTTGAGTACCATTCTCGGTAGTTCAATTTCGTTGTTTTGTGCATACTGTATTGCAGACTGCCCGATAATCATTTTCGGCGCGGAATCCTCTGTTTCTATTCCGAGTGTTGACATGGCTATATCAAGTGCGCGTAATTCCTCCATGCAGTTTGCAAAGCATGATACCCCAAGAGGACTGTCAGAATCTATAAAGTTGTAAATCGGACACCTTATGTAACGGAAAAGCGGCTTTTCAAGATTCTCCGCCCAAAACTCCGGCGCAATGTCAGACCATTTGGTCTGTGATAACGGTATCTCCCGCCCTATCTCGTCCTGGTTGTCAGATTGAAACGCTTTTGTGGAAACATGGTATATTCTGACTGTTTCACTCTCTCCTGCTTCGTTTTTCCTTGTGGATTCTTCAAATCTATGCCATTCTGCCTTTGTGTAGAATTTCTTGCCTTTGGAGTAATAGGAGAAGAATATTGCGCCCCATATATCCTTGTTACTGTCAAACTCTGTCACAAGGAACATATTCGGGGTTAAATACTCTGTACCAGACCCGTTCCACTTAACCATGACACCGCCAAAGAAAGTCATAGCATGAATATTGTCCTTTGCGTTCTGAAGAAAGTGCTTGTCAATGATTTTCTGCATCTTCTCCGGCATCTCGCCCGATCGGATACCCTGCACCTTGACATCAATATTCTGTGTAATCAGTTTCGCCAATTCTTCCGCTATGGTATTCCAAAAAGCAACTGTCCTACCGTCACTCTCCTTTAACCACGGCGGTTTCCCACTCTCTAACTGCTCCCACAGCTTAATAGCATTATCCATTTCCGGCGAAAGGTATGTTTCCACGCCGAAAGCCTTCTCAGCGTCCGTTTTAAATAACATTCTTATCTTCTCCTTAAACCATGCGATTAAACCCATGTTATAGCCACCTTACCACTTTATTGTGAAATAGGATTCGTTGTATTGACTGACAACGTGTACCTCATAGCCTAAACTCCGTAAATGCTCGGCTGTTTCCATTTTTATCGTTCCATCTAAGGCAATATTGTCATCACCTTTACAGATAGCCTGCTCAACCTCTCGCTCAATCCTCTCCATTTCACGAGATACACCATCATTTCTTACCGCTTCTGTCTTTGCTCTTGCTTCACTTGCTGTTATCATAATTTCTCCTTTATCTATGCAACAATTCCGAGAATTTGATTTAAATTTTTCAAAACATTCCTCACATATATCTTTTATTGATTGATGCCTTACCATATGAGAAACATTCATTTCGTCATACATTGCCATCGGGTTAATGTTTACTCTGTACCATCTTCCCATTTCTTTTCCACATATATCACACTTAAACGCATTCATTTCCCCATCTCCTAACCGTTATATTCTTCCAACTCCTGCACCTGCCGCAGTTCCATTACAGTTTTTCTTTTAATTCATCTTCAAGACGATAGTCTCCAAGGAATTTCAAAACTGCGATAAATTTCTCGCACCATTCACATTTATCTTCATTTGGAACATTCCTTTTCAGAAAATCAACATAATCTTTCGTTCTATTTGTAAGCCAATCAAATAAAACATCAGAATATTCTTTATTTTTTTTATGAAATTCAATTATATTATTCATTTAAAAATTCTCCCAAATCATACATCGTTTTCAGTTCCCTTTTATCGTTCTTATGCGTCTGATTCCCTTTGCACCACCCACAGCTACCATGATTCCGACAGGCGCGGTCTATGGCTTTTGCGCCCCGGTATGCCTTGCGGTGTTCTTTGCCGTGGGCGATGGATTTTTCAAGGCTCATAATACGGCTCCGGCAACTCGCTCCATGCAGCAACGTTTTCAAACGGAACGCTATTCAAATCTAAAAATACTCCATCAGGTGAATAATATCCAACAGAAACATATCCATTGCTTTGGCATATTAAAATGTTATTCCGCGTTTCCGGCAACCCAACCTTACATGGAATCCACCCACCGCAATCTTCAACTAATTCTCTCAACGGACACCAATCAGGCTTAAATGTTTCGATATCGTCCGTTAAAAGTTCTCTTTTCTCTGCTCCACACATCACCATTCCGCTTTCTCCTGCAAAATGGCACGGGCAGTCAATACATACTTTTGGCGTTTCTATTTTCAAAACAGATTTTCTGCAATCCTCCGCTGACCGCTCCATATTCGCCGTTTGCAGCTTTGCGGAGAGAGATTCTATGGTGTCGGCGGCTTTCTCCAATAGTTCTCGCAAAAAATGTTCTTTGTATACTGCCGCTATTCTCAATTCCTTTACCTGTTCGCCAATGCTCATTCTATCAATCCTCCAAACTATCTATTCCAAAACCATTCGTCATATCTTGAACAGTAAGCACTGCACTCTTTCTCTCTGCAATCAGCGCATGGTTCGCATTGATTTTCCTCTAAATAATCTGCGCCATCTTCCATAAAATCAGCCTCGCTTATGTTATCGTTCATTTCCCTATCCTCTCCTTACCACATTGTTTAATACTTCCACCTCAACCGCCGCCGCAGGAATGTATATGCAAAATAGCGTATCTGGTCACACTGGTGGTCATTCTCCTTTATCACGGCATCTTCCACGCTCTCCATATCCCACGAATACAGCCCCATTTCCTGCATTATAGATTCACAGTCTTTATAAAAACTGATAATTCCTTTATTTAACATGGTTGTTACAACACGTATACCGTCCAGTACATCATTTTCTGCACCTTTAGCAATATATTTACCATGCTTTTTGATTGTTTCGATAAAGGACGCTGCGGACGGGTCAACTATAATAAACGATACCTTTCTATCTCCTATCAGCTTACATAATTCTTGGTAATGTGCTTCGTCATCACGCCTTACACCGGTTTCCCGGCTGTCATAGTAATATTCATATTCCATCTGTGCGTGTCGCCCGTCAAACGCCCACAGCCCAGCCGCAAACGGATTGACTGTACCATAGTCCACAGATACTACCCATTCTTTCGCCCCGGTCATGTGCTCCGACTTGACATGTTTTCCGTCTACCTCATCATCAAACATGGAATAGACAAGCCCCTCTGCAACGCACCAGATACCCTCTATAAACCGTTTAAAGAACACGCCGACATACATACTGCGGTAACGGGCTTTTATCTTCTCTGACAGCGAAAGGTTGTCATCCATTGTAAAATGGAGATATATAAGGTGCTTTTCTCCGGCTTTGTCAATCCAATTGACCTTGAACCAATGTCTTGGATTATCTGGATTGCAGTTAAACCAAAACTTTGAACCCTCAACAGAACAACGCGCCACTGCTTGATTTACAAAACTCTCCGGCATGAGGGCGACTTCATCAAAGAACATACCAGCAAGCGTGATACCCTGAATCAAATCCTGTGACCGTTCGTCCTTGCCTCCGAATATGTAAAAGTAATTTACCGTATTCCCCTTGCTTACTATCAGCAGATTGTCGATTCTCTTGTCTATCACCGTATATTTTCTGCTCGCGAGCATCAGCTTCAGCCAAAACAAAACATTTCGCCGGAATGAGCCGATTGTCTTGCCTGCCATACCGAAATTCTGTTGGTTAAAGCTGTTCATCGCCCACAGCACATATGACAGCGACATGGAAAGCGTCTTTCCGCTCCTGATTGCCCCGTCTGCTATAATGCCGTCCATATCCTTTACCGGGCTAGCAGGACACCACCATGTAAGGACTTTCTTCTGCTTGGCAGAGAATGGCTTGAACTGGAAGCCCTGCTTTTGTACCTTTGCTTTCATGGCGGCGGCACGTTTTGTTATGCCTTTTCGGATATTTTCTATTCGGGTGTCAATACTATCCGTTGACATTCAATCCACCCTTTACCACATCTGTAATAGACTTCATAAGACAACCATGTTCGCAATCTGCACAATTTTTATCACATTTTACTGAATCGCAATATCTCTTTCCGATTTCGTTTATGCGTGAAACAATCTTATCAACATCATATGCGGCGGGCTGTTCAAACACTAAATGAGCAATATGGTCATGTTCTATAGTGTGATTTGTCCTGATTTTAGAATCTTCATGCGGATTCTTTTCTCTGCTTTCTCTTATAGTTTCCAATAACGAATATGCGTCAATCAGTTTCGCTTTCATATTCCTCTACCTCGCTTTCCTCCCACACTTCCGCCGCCGTTCCGTTCAGCGCGTCCATAAAGTTATCCTCTGCTTCTTCCTCCGGCTGGCTGTCCTTTATCTGACTTTCCAGTTTTAGGAGTTCGATTTCAAGTTTCTGCTCATTGTCGATATTCCATCCCTTGAAGTTGTTCCGCAGGCTGAATTGTGCGCCATTGGAGCCGTCACGGTCGAACAGCCGGCTCTCGGCGTATTCCTCGACACGGGACTTCGCGCGCGTTATCGTGTTGCAAAACTCCTTTTTCCCTTGATAATTCAGCAAATCTCTTCTGCAGCAAAATCCCAAAGCTAACGCTAATCCCGTTACAGTCGGTGGCTTAGGCGGCTTTATCCAACAAGGATAGCCATATTTATTAACCACCTGATTCCCGTCATCATCAAGAAGTGGAGCACCCTCGCAGGATTCAAAGTATTGTTCAATTTTATCTTCTATTTCCTCCACATTTTTATACTTTGGAGGTCTTCCAATGTTAGCCACCTTCTCACTCCAATCTACAAATTCCCTTAAATCCTCATTTATTATTGCACGGATTTAAGGGTAGATTATACCATTTTCAATATCTTAAAAATGCGACGCTTTTTTAATTTGAAGTAAATTTGAAGTAATAACCAATTTAAATTGCATGAAAACCACACAAATAAGCCATTAAATAAAATCATTAGCACTCGTCAAGAGTAAGTGCTAATGATTTTTGTGAATTTTTTGTGTTCAAATTCTTTTGATGTAAGTTCTATTTTGCACCCATTTTTTGTTACAGAATACTCATTAAGATTCATAACAAGACTTCCTTTCTGAAGGATTGGCTGCTCCGCAGCATTTGCAGCATACTGTGTATTTCTTCGGATATTTGCTTTTATTCGTGCCAATACTTCTGCGACAGAAAACGGTTTCGTTATATAATCATCTGCTCCCAAGCCTAAACCAAGCGTTTTATCAGAATCAGTATCTTTGGCTGATATAATAATAATCGGGACAGTGCTGTTTTCCCTAATTTTTCCCATAACCTCAATTCCGTTCATCTGAGGTATCATCAAATCCAGCAAAACCAGACTAAAACTATCCGAAAAGAATCTGTTAAGGGCAGTTTTTCCATCATAGGCTGTAATTACCTCAAATTCTTCTGTAATCAAAAAATTTTTTAGCATGATACTGATTTCCATATCATCTTCAACCAATAAGATCTTACTCATTGTCCAATTTCTCCTTATCTCTTTTCTTAAAATGACTATCTTTCGGTTTTAATGCAGTCTTCGGAACCAATCATACATTGCTGATTTATTGAAAAAAATAGATTGTCATAAAAAGAGCTTGCTGACAAAGTCGGTGTCACAGGAGTTTCTATGTCACGTCATATCAGTGGAGACCGGATTCCTAAAGAACCAGTCATTACTACTATCGCTAATGGCTGCATACTACTTTTGACTACTTATGAATTTAGTAAATTTCCAGTAAAACACATTGCTAGCCATTACAAAAATAGCATACAACAGTGTTATATTTATGTAGTTTCACGGTTGTTCCTCTCTTATTTGCATTCTTTTTTCATAGCAAAATATCCGATAAGCACTGTCCACACATAAGCGCAGGTCTTGGGAATCATCAGCATCCCAATCATGGGAACGATGTCCGCCCACAGCACTACCGGAATGTAAAAGCCAAAGCTCAGCACAATGGTCAGCCACATCCAGCGGAACGTCTTATCCCCGTGATCCTTTGCACTGCGATAGAACAGTATAATCACCAGAAGCCCCAGCAGGGCGAAAGGGATGTTGCGGTAGATACCCCAAGAAAGAGGAGCGTCAGCACTAAGCCACTGGTTCTGGGGCATCATGCACAGCACAATCCTCACACCAGCCAGACCATACACCGCTGCGGTAAGGCTCCCCTTGCCATTAATCTTATACCGCTGCCGCCAGACATAATAGAGCAGTACATAAAAAATCGTCATTGTGACCGAGGTTATCCACTTTCCAATGCCCAGCGGAACGGTGAAATTCTCCAGACCGGTGGTACACAAGGCAAACGCACGGGGAACCAGATGAAATGAGTCTCCCGCCCCCAACACTACAGCCATCCATCCAAACAGACGGAATTGGCGGTTTCCTTTACTGCCCCAGATCATCAAGATTCCGATGGTAATGACAGAAATCAGATAGACAACATCAAACAAGGTTTCTATAATTACTTGCATAATTAATTCTCCTTTATGTTCTATTTGATTTTGAACTGTACCGGCGGCGAAAACCGCTCTGGTGCAAGTCCGCTTGCCCGCAGACCAATGCGAAGAATCTTAAAGCCTGCTGTGCTCCACACCAGACAGGTGAGCAGCAACAGTGTATTTCGTTTTACTTTCATAACCTGCCTCCTTTAATGAACATCGTTCAATTTACAGGATAAAAAATACCACCATCCAGTGGAATTTTAATAAAGGGTTCTGCGGACAATCTCCAGTATAGCGGTAGGATCATAATCCTGACGCAGTAAAGCGGACAGCATCAAAGAAAATAAGACATCCGCAAATCTTTCCACTGTGAACTGCTCCGTAAACGCATTATCCCTGATTCTGGCATCTTGCTTTAAGACGAAACACAGACCATCCAAGATATGCTGCCAAGTTTGCTGCATTCTCCGTTTTCCATCAAATTTATCCTCCTGCATAAAGCTCAAAGAGTGCAGTGTAAAAAATCCAGGATACTGTCTGCAGCCATATTCCATCCGCCCATATATCCATGTAATACAAGTCCTAGTGTCCTGAAACACAGCACTATCCTCCGGACGATGAAAAATCTCACTCCAAACGCTTTCTACTGTGGCACATACTAATGCAGCTTTTGAATCAAAATAATTGTAAATAGATCCCACTGATACTCCGCAGGCCGTAGCAACAGAACGGATATTAATCGCAGACCATCCCTGCTGCTGAATCAGTTTCCGGCTGGTTTTCAAAATATCTTCTTTCGATGTCACAACTGTATTCATACAATCACCTCAATATGAACTATGTTCAGTATAGCAAACCGCATTATTCATGTCAAGTATTTCTTTTTTAAAACTGCAATTAGTCTTTTGGTTTTTGTATAAAGGGACACCACTGCCAAGTATGAGAATCTTAGATTCCTCATACGACAATTGCTTTTTGAAAATCCTGTTCGTTTAGTGGATCAAAAGATATTAATTAATACCGAACTTTTCAAAAGAAATGTCTGGGCGCGTGATTGTTTGTTCAAAAGACTAATTGAATTTTTTAAAAAACAGAATAAACATATGATCAAAAAAGAAGCCTATTATCACAGATATATATAAAGATCGCACCTCTCTTAATAATAGATTCTATTTTTGGAACGAT